GTTATCACCAGCTTTGTGCGTATTATTTCGGGCGGAATGACGCAGACCGTCATAATGTGCCGGAGACAGGACAAGCGCCTTATGGCGGCGTTATGGTGGGTATATGAAGATGCCGGCCGCGCCGGGGAAAGGGGAGCGACATCATGGATGCAGAGTATCGCGCCGAGCTTCTTCGGCGCTTTGGGAAAGCAGTTGAGGATCTATCGCCCGTGGAGCTGGAGCAGCTGATGGACTATATCCGTGCTCTGCGACAAAGCGGATGAGAAATACAGCCCACGGCTCATTTTCGCGACTTCCGCATTAAAAGAGCGGTGCGCTGTCCTTTCCAACATGAACGGTTACGACAACGCCAGCAACATCTTGAGTACCTGCGAGGAATTGTACTCGGAGTGTCATGAGGGAGAGGCCAAATCGTGAGATATTGATCCGCAATATATAAGGCAAGCTCTTTCAAAGCGGGAATTGTGAAAGTAATTTTAAAATCAAACACGGAAGAGTTGAGAGGTCTATCTTGGAGAGTAATACTGCTGACTTTAGATCCAGAGGGATGTGGCGTTATATATCCGTGAGCAATAGCATTTCGAAGCGCTTTAAAAAAAGACTTTTCCCCTCTGCGTGGAACAATATCAGTGCCCAAATTCCTTGCCTTATCAACACATAAACAAATGAACTGTCTTGTATTATCATTTCTCATGCTATCGACCTTTTTAACCTCGATGGGATAAGCCATCAAGCCCAAAAGGCAGTTCAAAAGAAGCGTTACATCATAGCAGTAATCAGCGGGAATGTCTTGAACGATTTGGCGTGTGCGAAAAACAAAATCGTACTGAAAGTTTTCGAACTCGGCCATAGTGCTCACCCTTTCCTCTGGCTTTTCAAAAACTGGATATACTCCAACGCCTTTTCCAATTCGGCATCGGACAGGCTGCTCGCTTCGGTGAGCAGCTTTTTTTGCTTTTCGGGAGGTTCCGGCGCATGGCCGGGGTCGTCGCTCTCACCGGTGAGATACTCGGGAGTGGTATCCAATAATGTGGCGACTTGGCGAAGGTGTTCGGATTTTGGAACGGACTTTCCTTTGCTCCAATCGTTAAATATAGACTGGTGCCGCCCAATTTGCGTAGCAATATAAAGCTTTGTGATTCCTCTTCTTTTGGTTAAGTCATTAAATCTATTGAAATCAAACATAAAATAGCCTCACAATTTATAAAAAACAACGAATTCCAATAATATTTGAAAATATAGTTGCTATCCAAGTTAGTTTGGATTATTATATAACCACAGACAAAAACTTTTTAAAAGAAAGGAACACCACACATGAACAACAAACGACGCGAAAAAATCTCGGACCTGATGGAGGAACTCAGCAACCTCAAAGACCGCTTGGAGACCATCCGCGAGGAAGAGGACGAGGCCCGGGACAACATGCCGGAGAGCCTCCAGAATTCTGAGAGGTACGAGCAATCGGAGGAAGCCAGCGAGAGCATGGAATCCGCCGAGGAAGCATTGCAGGAAGCCATCGGCTATCTGGAGAGCGTGGCCGAGGAGTAAAGGTGACTATTGATTCACGTCAGGATTATCAGTGCGGCCCAGCAAATAATCTACGGACACGTTGAAGTAATCGGCAAGAGCGAGAATTGCATCAAGGCTTGGCTTCTTGTTGACGTTTTCAAAGTTTCCTATGGTGGCCTTGGTCGCATGAATCTCTTTTGCGAGCGCATCCATTGTCAGGTTGTGGGAAATTCGCAAGGCTTTGATTCGTGCAGCAAAGACCGACGGTTCAAAGGAAAAAGAAAAAAACATTAAATCACCCCTTGACAGTATTCAAACTGAATACTATAATGTGGATGTATTCAAATTGAATACTTTTGAAAGAAAGGAGAAAAGTTGAGCCAGATGATTAAAACGGAGCGGGTTAGGCGGGGATTAACGCAAACCGAGGTAGCTCATGCGGTAGGTATCACAAAGGCTGCATATCGAAATATCGAAGCAGGTATCCGCAAGCCATCGTATGACGTCCTTATCAAGCTGCTAAACCTGTTCGGCTATGACGATCCGCGAAAGCTGTTCGGTGATAGTATGACATCTTCGGGCGATACCAACCCCGAATAGAAATAATCGTGCTCACCGTTCAGCGCGTTCCGCTGCAATGAACAGAATCCCGCCCCTTGCGCTTGCTACGAAGGGGCGGAACCCCCGAAGTTGTTTACCTCAATGACCGTTCCGGCCGCGGTGTTTTTCGGCGCATCTGAGGCGTCATAACCCGCCGGGTGTCCGACAAGCAAGATAGGACAAGATGGTCACGCCGCCGCTTAGGTGGTTCCGGTTCCACCAGCCCGCTCGTTGAGCGGACTACCCTTAGCCGGCGGCACACAGGTGGTACTTGCCCGCAGCTTAGTGGCGCGCGCGCCAGTGGCTGCTTGGTCTGTGTATTGGAACGGGTAAACTCAAAAGTTTGTTCAATGCAAATGCACCTCACTCACTATGAATTTGCCCATAGGGCAGCGAATTAATAGCGGGGCGTGCTGAACGGTGAGCACGAATACCACACAAGGAGGAAACATCATGGAATTCTATCGCATCTCATGCAAAGCTGCCGCGGTAGGCGGTGTGCTTGAAATCACATGTCCCGAGAATGACTGCATAGTATACCGCAATTTATTTCGCCAGTACGTTGATCTGCGCTGCGACTATTACACGGGAGAAGATGTGCTCAGTGAAACCACCAAACAGCTTATGACGCTTCGCAGCAGAACGCTGGGCCTGGAACTCGAAAAGATGTTTCGGTTTAACGAAGCAGTTAGAAGTTTCCGGCAGGGGCATCTCTCAGAAGATGAGGAAACGATACCTCGATGCCACAATGGATCTTCGGCGCGGCCGAAGAGACAACAACGGTGAGCAACCACAACGGGTTAAAAGGAGAAAATCATGAAGTACGTAAGCGAACGGGTAATCAATATATCCGAGCTGGAAGAACTCATTCGGCTGTCTTATCATGCGGTCGTTGCGATAAGAAACGAATTAGACAAGCAAGAGCCGTCTGCCGCCCAAATGGCCTATCTTTCCGAGCAGGCGAAGCAGACTCTTTCTGAAGCAGTGCACTTTGATTTCTGTGTTGAACGGAGAACGACCATTTCTGACGACTAAGGCTTACGGGCATCAATGCGGTCGGCAAAGTCGCGTAGATGGCTCATTGCTTCTCCTTCACATCCGAGCGGCCCACAAGGTAATCCAGAGATACGTCAAAGTAGTCCGCGAGGGCGAGGAGTTGGTCGAATGCGGGTTTCCGTTCTCCAATTTCATAACTCTGTATTCCTCGTTCGCTGGCACCAACAGCTTGTGCAAGCTGTTTTTGTGTGACACCCTTGCTTTTTCGAATAGTCTTTAATTGTGTTGCAAAATCAATCATGTCATGACCTCTATCTTTCGTCCGAGCGGCCGCAGAGATAATCCAGCGACACGTTGAAGTAGTCCGCGAGGGCAATGAGGACGGAAAGTGTCGGTTCATTCAATCCATGTTCATATCGTTGAATTTGTTTCAATGTAACGCCGACATCATTACCAAGAGCGGTTTGATTTACGTTTTTGGATTTCCTAAGCTCTCTTAGTCGTGTTGAAAAATCCATAGAAGCACCCCTAAAAAATACTTGACAATAGGACGTTTACGACCTATAATGGATGCAAAATAGGACGCAAACGACCTAAGAAGGGAGACGAATGAATACGTGTTTACGTGAAAGGCGGGAACAGCAAGGCAAAACGCAGCAGGAAATTGCCGACTTTGCAAACATCTCGCTAAAAAGCTATCAGAGAATAGAAAAGGGGGCGCAAGGCCCTTCCGTTTCAACCGCCAAGCTGATAGCCAAGGCATTGGGTAGCACCGTGGAAGAGCTTTTCTAAGGCGCTGACAGAAATGCCTTTTTGAAACACGGCGCCGGAGCGGCGCTTCAAGCGTATCCTGGCGGATGCCGCGCTCGCCTTTCGCGCGGTGACCATCCCTCCCGGCGGGGTACGCTTGAAAGGCTGCTTCGGCCAAAAGAAAGGGGAAATGGCTATAACAAAATAAGCCTTATGGACCTACATCCAAAAAAGCATCTGTATACCCACTCAAATGATACCATTCAAAGCGGTTTTGCGCAATAACTTTTTAACGAAGAAAGGAGAGAAACATGTGGCAAGGGCCTTAAAGGAATTCTCAAAAGATACACAATTTGCCCAAGCGGTGACGTCGGGCGGCTCCTTGGAAGCCTGCTGCGCAGAAGTGCTGAAAAACGCGGGATACTCCATCTCAGATATTGAGGTATATCGCCGCGCAGCACAATTCTATTTCCCAAATGCAAGGGTGCAGTTTTGGATGGAAATAACAACCGGGGAAGAACCGATGCTGGGCGAGATCCCAGAGAAGGGAGACCCGGTGGGCCAGACGAACAAGGAAAAGCAGCCGGAAGTGAAAAAAGCGGCGCCCGCAAAAAAGGAGAAGGCAAAGCGCGTGCAGCCGCAAGAGACAGGAGCCATTCAGATCTCATTGTTTGGAGAGGGGGCGGACGGAGAATGATCGCGTACAAGGCATTCGGCCCGGGACTCGTATGCAGGAACTATCAATTTGAGAAAGGCCGTAACGTGACGGATAAAGCGAAATGTGCCGCCGGTGGTTTTCATTGTGCGGAGGATCCTCTCGACTGCCTTTGCTATTACCAATGGAATGGCAAGAACGAATTCTGGATTGTGGAGGCAGGCGGGGATATCGACGAAGACGGCGTAGATACCCGTATCAGCTGCACGGAACTGACGACGCTTGCGAAGCTGGACGAAGAACGCTATCTGATGGCGGCTGTGGCATACATGATGCAGCATCCGGAGCGCACGAGAAATAAGGTCGTAGACCAAGGCCCGTTCCATGTGTGCCGTGATAAGGAGCCACGGGCGACGGGAAAAATGAATTCCTGGATACTGTTGGCCCGGGAAGAGATGGGCGAAGTTAGAGAATATGTGATCGCGCAAGTTGATGGAGTAAAGGTGCGTGCGGGTCACGAATACGGCATGTCCGAATTGAGAGAGGCGGTGCAGGCATGACAAAGGCGGAAGAATTCTTGGCATTGTGTCCACAGCCGAAAGCTTCTCCTGTCTCCTGCTCCGGGCCGCTTCGGGCAACAGTCGCAACGGGCATTGCGGCGGGCCGATACATCAAAGGTGATGTGCTGACGGTTGCCGTATGGGATAGAGCTAAGTCACCTTTGGTTGTGTGGTACTTCTACGGAGAAGAGTGGACCGGCACACTGCGGGGAAATAAGGCTGCAGATCGAAGGGATTTGCGTGTGGAATGGGTTGAACCCGCTCAGCACGGCGGTAGCCTGCGATACCGCGAGGTTTCCATTATGCAGGAGGAGGAACGCCTCTTGCGGGAATATTTCGGATGCACCGATAAGATCTCCCCGATGGAACTGATTTATAAGGCACAAAACGCTCGGTCGCGACGCTTGCGGAGCGAAAGAAACCAGCGCCAAGCAGAGGAAACGCGTCAATATATGAACCGCCTCCCGCCGTTGCCTGGCGATTTTGAAAAACGCATCCTGAAGAGTTGCAGCGACGCGGTGTTCCTGTGGTTCAAAAATCGAAAAGTGAAAACGATTTTGCCGGGAGGAGAACCGGGCAATATGTGGGTGCAGGATGTGCGATGTGACAGCTGCGGCGGGGAATACACAACGGAAGCAGAATCGCTATCACACCTTGGCATGACGAAGTGTGCGGCGTGCGGAAAACCGATGCTTGCACACAATACAAGATATGGCGCGAAGCGGAAAGAGCAATCCCGCACTTTTGTAATGGCGCAGGAGACGCCAGACGGTCTATGGCTTCGGAGATTTTTGGTGTTCTTCAGTTTCCACGAGAAGAAAGCAAATCTGGAAGTTTACGACAGAGATATTTACCTCATTGACACGAAAAGAAAAGCCATCCACTGGAAAAGTGAGTACAGATGGCAAGAAAAACGCTCGGAGTATGTGATGGCACAGAGCGCTGCCCTCGAAAAAATGTTCGTTTGTTCACAAGGTATGTATTCGGGAAGCGCTATGGTCTACATGGACGAAGGACTCGAAAAACAAGTAGAAAAATACCTTGGTATGAGTTGGGTGAAACGCTACTATAAGTCGGCCGACATCATGGATATATGTCTTTTGTGGCGAAAAATAAAGACTGTCCCCATGCTGGAATCGCTTATAAAAACGGGATGGTGCAATGAGTTCCTGAAGCTGTTCTACGGGACATGTCGGCATACATGGCTGAATCTCAAGAGTAAAACCTACTATGGTGTATTCGGCTTGAATCGGCAGGAAATGCGGCTTGCGGGGAAAACGCACGATCTGCAAGCCGTGGAACGCGCGTACAACTGGAAAGCTTCCGGCTTGGCAATTACTGAAGAAAATTTGAAGATGGTGAAAGAGATATGGTCTCCCGCAGAAGTTCAACGGCTCGGCAAACGCTTTGGTACCGGGAAAGTGCTGAAATATCTCAGACAGTGTACGCGAAGAAACGGCGGAAATGGAAAAGTGATTGATTCGCACATCACGTCCGATTGGCTTGATTATATCAGAATGGCGGAAAAGCTGGGGCTGCAGCTCGAGCTTGATATCGTCCGTTTCCCGCTGGACCTTAAACGCCGGCACAATGAACTGGCAAGCCAAGTGAAAGAGCAGCAGGCAATGGCCAGAGCGAGCCAAAGAAAAGCCGCTATCGAGGCACGGGCGCAGGCGCTTGAAGAAAAATTCTCCATCAAAAAAATCATGCGAAAAGCAAAAAAACTGTACGAGTACGCCGGAGACACCTTCTGCATCTGCGTCCCTGAGGGCGCCGCAGATATTATTTCAGATGGAGAATTCCTGGACCATTGCGTGCCCCGAAGCGATAGATATTATGAGCGAATCTCAGAACGTGAGAGCTACATCATGTTCTTACGGCGGGCAGAGAAACCAGACGTACCGTGGTACACGCTCGAAGTAGAACCCGGAGGGACGATTCGGCAAAAGAGAAGCTACGGGAACGAGCAGTACGACGACTTGAAAGAGGCCGCGCCCTTCTTGGAGGAATGGCAGCGTGTTGTAGCTTCTCGTATTGGTGATGACGAAAAGATGCTGGCGCAGCGCGCAAGGGGATTAAGGCTTGCAGAATTCGCAGAACTCAAAGAAAAACAGACTGTTATACGCAACGGGAAGCTGGCGGGAAAACTGCTGGTGGAAGAGCTGATAGCCGATCTGATAGAAAACAAGTGCGGGTGATGGTATGGAAATTCAAGTGAACAATCTGACCGCGCCAGAGCGGCTCGACCTCGGACGGATGCTGCTCAAGGCAGGATATACCGTGCAAATGACACGGCGGCACCGCGCCGGGAAAGCGAGCGGAGCATATGACTATTACATAAAGGCGGAAATGCTTGATGATAAAAAATCCTAAACTGAATGCCAGCGGGTGTCCAGATCCCACGGCATACAAGGCGTTGAAAGGAATAGCGCGAGAATCTGCTGACCGGGAGAAAGTGGTGCAGGACTACATCCACATCGTAAAAGCACTGGCCGACGGTTTGGGCCTCGAAGTGCAGAACCGCATTCACCTGCGAGATATCAAGACGGGAAAGGAGTACAGGTAATGAACAGAAGCCGGTTGGAGTGGGCGGACTTCGCATGGGCACCTATTACGGGCTGTATGCGGGAATGCACGACATGTGTGCCGCGTAAACGTGCGTTTTGTGCATCAATAGATGTGCGCCATCATATCACAGATCCGCGCTGCAAAGGTGATAAGGACGCCCGATTATTTGAACTCGAAGAACCCTTTTCCTCGGGTAGAAACATAATTGCGCTACCGTTTGGATTTTTTCCGACGCGCCACCGTTACAGGGATGATAACCCGGGCCTTATAAAAGTCAGCCGCAGATTTCTGGTTGGGCATATGGGAGATATGTTCGGGGAGTGGGTGCCTGACAAATGGATTGAAGAAGTATTTGAGAGCTGCGCAAGGTATCCATATCATCGGTATATGTTTATCACAAAAACGCCGTGGCGGTACGAAGCGTTATGGCGGGCGGGGAAACTCCCGGTGCGCTCGAACTATTGGTATGGCACGGTGCTTGAGAATTCGCAGGATACGGCGTTCAATGCGCACGGCGTGAACAGCTTCGCTCTGATCGAACCTGTGTCCGGCTCATTTGCGAATCCGGCAGGGCATACGCAGCTCCGAAACGTTTCGTGGGTGGTACTTAGTGCAAAAAGTGGAAGAGCGGCAATCAATGAAAAAATGCAAGCCGTGTGGGCAAAAGAAATCGTTGAAATAGCCGCGGCGAATGGTACGCCGGTATTTGTCCGCAACAATCTGCGCGATCAGTGGCTCCCCGGCGCACCGCAGGAATATCCGGCAGAGCTGCTGCGGGAGAATGCCAACACCAGCGACGAATATCGCGCGTACCACTATGGACGGTGCCCTATATGCGGCCAGGAAAGCCCTACAAGGGAGATGTTGGCGCTGATGGTACGTGTGGGCCGCACAGCGCCCCGGCGCCTGTGGTACGTTCACAGGCCGTGCCTGGAGCATCACGCGCAGATATGGGGCGGCGCTGATACATTGGACGCAATCATCGAAGAGATGACAGCACGCCAAAAGGCATAAGAAAACGAACGCCGGAGCAGCTGCACGGCGGAATATAGAATTTTATAGGAGGACTCAAAATGTATATCGAAAAATATGAAATCGCCCCAAAACTCGCAAATCTGCGCGGCGCGGTGCCGTGCAGCAAGCAGGGAGCGATACCAGCGGGAATGCTGATTGACGGCGATACCGTTACAGCGGTCAATGAAATTATGCAGATTTCGGCGAAATTGCCGGCATCTATGGAGCATCCGACGGTGCTGGCAGCAAAGACAGTCGCACTTATTGAGAGCCTGCCGGATGGGATGATTTCGATTGAGTCAGACGAAAAAGATATGGTAACGATAGGCGCGGGCACGATCACAAGCAAACAGGAGGGGCTTGACGCCAGTAAAATGGTGCTTCATCAGCGTCCTAAGAGTCCAAATCACGCCTTAGAGATTCCCGCCGAGGCGTTGTTCAACGCGATTTCGAATGTGCTTTATGCCGTAAGCCGTGAAGATAAAAAGCCTGCATTTGGTGGGATATTTTTCGACGCAGACGGTGCGACGTTGAATATCGTTGCTTGCGACGGATACCGTTCTGTGTGGACAACAATCCCGCATGAGGGCGAGTTCCATTTTATATTGCCAATGGTGGCAGCAAAGGCGATCATGTCACTGGGCGAGACTGAGGCAGTAAAAATTGAAGCCAGTGCATCAGCGGCGTATATCGAGATCGGAGAATACATGATGGTGACGCGGCTCATTGCGGATTCTTTTATGGACTACAAAAGAGCGTTCCTTTCACAGCCACCGATGTGTGCCCGGCTCCCTAAAAAAGAAACGATGGACGCTTTGCGGCGTGCCTTGCTGGCCACGAATCAGGACAAGTGCATCATTATGTTGAACTTCGACACAGACAAGTGTACGATCTCGGCTAAATCCGCAACGGGGAACTATGCGGAAGACATTGCAGGTAATTTTGAGAAGCTGAACGGCTTTGACATTGCATTCAACAGCCTTTATTTGATAGATGCAATCAAGCATTTTGATTCAGACGATTTAACGATCTACTTTGCGGGGCGTCTCCGCCCGGCGCAGATGGAAAAAGACGGATACCGCGCGCTGGTTCTCCCGGTGAAGACCAAGGAGGGTATCTGAACTAAAAAACACATAATCCCGGGTAGCGGTTGGGGCTGCGGGGTCTCTTGCGTGGAAGCAGTGAGTCACGAAGGCAAGAGCAAATGGAGAGGCCGTTAAAAGCAAAAGGCAGCAAGTTATGGAGGATGATAAGCGAGTGAGAGATCTACATGCATTGGATAAATGGCGTCTGGATGTGCGCAAATACTGCGGGAGCAATGGCGACGATAAGAATGGGGCCTTTAAGATTTCTGTGAATGGCCGAGCGCTATTCTGTATCGCCTCAAACGGTAGAGGCTGGGAGCACATAAGCGTGTCGCCGAAGAATCAGAAAAGATGTCCTACATGGGAAGAAATGTGCGCGGTGAAAAATCTGTTTTTTGAGCCTGAGGAAACGGTGATTCAGTTTCATCCGGCACAATCGCAGTATGTAGACCAGCATCAATATTGTCTGCATTTATGGAGACCCATTGAACAAGAAATTCCGACACCGCCCGTAGAGCTTGTTTAAAATCGGAAAAAGTGAGGCGGAGAAGATTGAAACATCAACCGGAGTGGAACGAAGCTGGTCGCACTAAAAACGCGCCAGATGTAGAAGCTATAAAATTGCTGCAATTCTACGAGGGCGCGGCGCTCCACGCAGACCCAAGGGGCTATTGTGTATGTACATCTGAGGGAAAGGACAGCCGCGTGCTTGGACATCTGATGCGACGGGCCGGAGTGAAGCATTTTTATCTGCACAACATCACGGGAATCGACCCGCCTGAGCTTGTCTATTTCCAGCGTGCAAATTTCCAGGCATACCGCGATCTGGGATATCTGACCTATGACGTGATGTACCAGTACAGCATGTGGGCGCTGTGTAGAAAAAAGCGAATGCTGCCAATGAGACAAAGACGATTTTGTTGTGAATCCTTAAAAGAACGTCCTGCACCAGAATGCGGAAAGGCTTTTAAGTGCATGGGCGTTCGTAAATTCGAGAGTTCAAATCGAATGAAAAAGCGCAATGAGCTTGAAATTGTGGAGCATGGCAAGGACGGAAAAAATATCGTAATGCCATTCGATAATAGTGAAAATCGGCGCATATTTGAACAATGCTATGCAACCGCTGAGCGGCGTGTGAATCCGATTGCATATTGGACAGATTCGGATATCTGGGACTATTCCAAGGATGTAGGGTTGGAGCAATGCAGTCTGTACGATGAGGGATTTACGCGGCTCGGCTGTATCGGCTGCCCCATGGCGCGCCGCGCGGGGCGTGAGCAGGAGTTCCGCCGCTGGCCAAAATTCAAGGCGCAGTATCTGCGCACGGCACATCATATCATTGACGACAAACCGGACAGTCACTATTTCAAACAGAAATTTAGGTCAGGCCAAGAGTACTTCGACTGGTGGATGCATGACAGGACACAGGAAGAAGCCGATGACAACCAGATGGATATGTGGGAGGAATAGCCCGTGTACGATTTGATAAGCCGAAAGGCGCTGCTGGAAGCGGCAGAGCACAATGTGGAATTTCAAGAAGGAATAGTAGATGTATATATTTTAGAAAGTATTTTGGCAGGTATGCCCGCAGTTGATGCCGCTCCGGCGGTGCATGGTGAGTGGATAGAACTCCATGAAGAAAACGGGCATGAGGTGGGTACTTGCTCTCATTGCCGCCATGTGAGAATTGTTGATAATTACTGCCCCAACTGCGGCGCCAAGATGGACGGAGGGAATGACAATGACTGACTTGAAGCCGTGCCCGTTCTGTGGTAGAAATGCAAAAATATCATTCAAGGATTATCGCTTTATCGGATATAACGGAATTGGAGACAAAAAAGTGATGTACCGTGTGCAAATAATCTGCAATAAATGTCGAAGTCGTGGCAAGCCGATTATAACGCCCGGCCTTGTGAATCCAAATCCATATGTTCAGCGATCTGCGGAACGTGCGCGATCACATAGAACGCGCTTTGGCGCTCGGCGGCGTCGTGCTCAAACCATTCGTGGCGAATGGCCGCATTGAAACGGACTTCGTTTACGCCAACAAATTTGCACCGGTTTCGTTCAACTCGAACAAGGAAATCACTTCGGCGTTGTTCGCCGACCAGAAGACGATTGGCCGCGATACTTACACCCGTTTGGAATATCATGTGCTGGAAGGAACCGGGTACAGTATCTTCAATACGGCATACTGCAAACACAACTATACGGCGGATACCATGAATGAGTGCTGCATATGGTCAGCAGATCTCGGCTCACCGTGTAAATTATCAGCGGTACCGGAATGGGCGGAGATTTCGCCTAAGGTGCATATCGAGAACGTAAATCGGATGCTTTTTGCCTATTTCAGGCCGCCGCGCGCGAACTGGCTCGATCCCGATTCGCCGATAGGGGTTTCGGTATTCGCACGCGCCGAGCACGCCATCGAAGAAGCCGATCGTCAATTTACGCGCATCTTATGGGAATATAAGGCGACGGAGGCCGCGGTATTTGCAGACAGTAGGCTCTTTAAGCTGAGCAACAAGGGGGAGCCATTGTTGCCGGTTGGCATGGAGCGAATTTACCGGGTTCTGAACGGAGATAGCAAGAACAGCGAAGGACTCGCTTCGAACCTGAAGGAGTATGCACCCACTATTCGCGATGTATCACTATTCAATGGCCTTAACAAGTGGCTGCGCATCGTGGAGCTTCAGACGGGCCTTGCCTACGGCACGATAAGCGACGTCAACGAAGTGGAAAAAACCGCATCCGAGATTGTCGCGTCGAAACAGCGCTCTCAATCCACGGTCAGCGCGTTGCAGTCGGCTCTTGAAAAAACGTTGGGCGAGTATGTAGCGGCGATGGATACGCTGGCGACGCTGTACGGGTTGGCCCCTGAGGGCGGCTATGAACTGAGCTTCGAGTGGGGCGACTCTATTGTAACCGACACGAATCTGGAGTTCAGCCAGCGAATGCAGATGAACGCGGCGGGCCTCCTTGATGGCGTCCCGGTACTGGCTTGGTACTTCGGCTGCTCGGAGGAAGAGGCTAAAGCGATGATGCCGAAGAAAAGCAAGCTTTTTGATGGAAGAAATGACCAGATAGAGGATGAAGAGTAAGGAGGCAAAGAATGCTATCGCCTGACTACCTCGACCGCTGCGCAGATGAGACGTTGGGTATGTCTGACGAATTATCCACTTCTCTCGCGGCCGCGGTTGGCATCAGTCTGGTGAGCTTGGAGAATCTAAACTCCGAGAAAGCAATATCCAAAGCAGCGGCGCAGCTGCAAGAGGAATCTTTACGGCGTTATGGTTCTTTTCGAACCCCGCTCGATGCTGCTTTACAGGATGCGTTCTATGCTGCCGGGAAAGAGGATATCCGCGCCGAGAATGCGAGGCTGAGACAGCATGATATGCGTCGAATCACACGGCTCACGCCGAGGATGAAGGAACTGCTGGAGAATGCATATCAGGATGCATCAGGAGATTTGCTGAACCTGACCCGGACAACGGTATCGACCTCTCAGAGCCTTTTCGTTGAAGCAGCGAACCGGGCTTTTCTCCAAGTCAAGAGTGGGAGCGCTTCTTATACAGATGCGTTGACAGAAGCCGTCAAGTCGGCGGCACGGCAAGGAACGACCGTCTTATTTGACGCGGCAGGGCCGACACAGCTTGATGTGGCGATGCGCCGCGCCGTGCTGACGGGAGTAAATCAAGCCGCAGCATCGGTCACTCTTGCCTATGCCGATGAGGTTGAATGCGACTATGTTGAAACAACGGCACACGCCGGCGCACGGCCAACGCATGTTTTGTGGCAAGGGCAGGTGTTTTGCATCTCCGGCCGTGACACGGGATACAGAAAATTTGCTGAAGCGACGGGATACGGAAAAGTGGACGGGTTGTGCGGCGCCAACTGCCGTCATAATTTCTACATGTTTTGGCCGGGCATTTCAGTTCCGGTGTATACACAAGAACAATTGCAGGCGTATACGGCGGCATCCATCCCATGGCAAGGCCAGATGCTGACAGAAGCAGAAGCCCGCGCCATGCAGCGTGCGCGCGAGGTGCGCATCCGAGAAAGCAAGCGTACATTGGCTGTATTGGATGCGGCGGCTCAAAGCACCAACGACGCGGCGCTCAAGGCGGCATTACAGGCCGAGTTTGCCAAGGAGGCGCGATTGCTTGACCGCCGGCAGGCGAGCCTGCAAGAATTCTGCGCAGCAACCAAACGACGCATGGACACGGCACGCACGCAGGTGCATGCTATAACGGCGCCGGACGGCCGCATTATATCTTTCGACCGCGCGCTCGCGCGCAAAGCAGCTGGAGTTTGACAGCATCGACAAGATACTGGATAATCACGGCCTTGGACCTGGCGGCGTGGGGCAGAACTTTGTGGATAACGAAGTTATTCTTTTTTGCGATCCCAAAGTCCCATTCGATACAGGTACATTGAAAAATAGCGCGAAGGATGCCTCGCTTATTGGCTTTGGCACCATCATTTATGAGGGGCCATACGCCAGATATCTATATTACGGACAGGTGTACGGCCCGAACATCCCGATTTACAGCGGGAAGAATCTGGTCGGATTCCGCAGTCCAAAAGGCAAGAAGAAGCGGCCCACTGATCGGCCATTAAGCTATCACGGCGCCCCGGAACGCGGCGCATTCTGGTTTGAACGGGCCATGGCAGAGCACAAGAAAGACATTATACAGGGGCTGCAGAAGCGCATAGGGGGCAAGTGAGATGGCAGATGCATTGACAGCAACACGGAACTGGCTCCGAAGCTGCCCGCTGATCGACAAAGCCAACCGTTTCAATGTTGCATACCTGGGCGATAAATCAGTGGAATATACGCTGACGACCGCCAGTGAGACCCACAAGGAAGATATCTGTGGCGGAGACCTTGCTACCTACAATCTGGTTTTTATGGCGCGTATGCCCTTTGGAGCGGCGCTGGGAGTAAATGTCGCCGCCGCTGAATTTTTCGCCGGTCTGAGCGCATGGGTGCGCGAGCAGGAACGGCAGCACAATTATCCCGCTGTGGACGGCTACCGCGCAACGCAGGTATCCGCAACAAATGCGGGGGTTGTGATTTCCGCGGAAGCAAATTCCGCGCAGTATCAACTACAATTACAACTAAATTTAGAGGAGGACTAAGACATGGCAGAAAATATCGCTGCAATCAATCTAGCGCCCGGCCTCAAGGCAGACCGCAAGCTGGAAATGATTTTTGTGAACATGGGCACCAGTGAAACAGCCGAGTGGGAAATCCTGGGCCGTGGAGTGGAAGAAGCGTCTGTGGCGTTTAACCACGATACGAACCAGGCAACCGATATTCTGGGCATCACCGATACCGTTGTTTCGCCGGCAAAACCCGAATTCGACCTCGATCCGTGCACGATTCGCGGCGGGCAGAAGCTCAGTGAGAAGCTGTTGGACATCGAACGTCGAAATGCCATTGCAGAGCTGGGACAGTTTGAGATCCTGCATGTGCATTGCTACTTGGGGACCGCGCCTTCATTCATCGCCGAACTGCATAAGAACTGCACCATTGTGCCGCAGAGCCTTGGAGGCAGCTCCTATGTGGATATGCCCATGAACGTATACCTCAGCAATGATAAGACCTTGGGCACTGTAACGATAGCGAACGGCGTTCCCACGTTCAAGGCCGACGCCGCAGAGTAATAGCAGGAGGGAAGCATTGTGGCAGTATTAAATATCAACCTTGGTCTAAAAAGCTATGAAATCTGTGACACCGACGGCAATACCGTCGGTGTCATTCGTTTTAACCCGTCCGATCCCGGTATGGTATCTCGCTGGAAAGAGGTGCAGGAGTTTATAAACGGCTTCGACGAAAAGGAATACAATACCCCGGAGAAAATCGGCGAAGCGGATCGGGCAATCAAAGAAAAATTCAACTATGCTTTCGGCACAGATGTCTCCAGTGTGCTTTTTCAGAACGTGAGCAGCCTTGCATTGTGTGAGGACGGCAGAATGGTTCTGGAAAACGTGCTGGAGGCTGTGCAGCCCATCATCGAAGAGGCGATGAAGGTTGCGCAAAAGAACTCGGAAGCTCGCGTGCGTGCGCGCACAGCGGAATATGAGGGCAGCAAGAAAGGGCTTGCCCCAGGGCAACGATGAGCGCCTGGAACCTCCCCGTAGCCGTTTCTGTGTGTGGAAAAGAGTTTGTCATCCGAAGCGATTTCCGTGCGGTGCTGGACGCTCTGGCGGTGCTGGACGACGCCCAGCTTACACCGCCGGAGCGGCAGTTCGCATGTATGAGGATACTGTATCCGGATTGGCAGGAGATATCTGACTGGGGTGAGGCATTCCGTGCCGCGATGCAATTCGTGAATTGCGGGAAGCCCGTGCCGGAAAATCAGCCGCCAAAGCCAAAGCTGGTGGACTGGGAAAAGGACGTGGAAATCATTGCTCCCGCAGTCGATGCAGTTCTCGGATATTCGTGCCGACGCTGCGAGTATCTGCATTGGTGGGAATTCGTTGGAGCATACAGCAATATCGGCCGTGGGCTCTTCGCGGAAGTTGTGAACATACGCAGCAAGCGGGTAAAGGGAAAACCGCTCGAAAAGTACGAAAAGGAATTCGTCCGGGAGCATCCGGATCTGGTGAACATCACCTCACAGCTGACGGCTGAAGAGGAAGAATTTTTTAAAAGATTGGGGGTGTAAGGTGTGGCGGATGGCCGGATTATTATTGACACGCGCATTCGGAAGGATAATGCGAAGAAAGACCTGAACGAGTTACGCAAAGATGCCCAGGCAACCGCGAGCGAAATCAGCAAGATAGACCAGAAGATTCACGAGGCACAAGGCGATACAAAGCTGGCGGATGATCTAAAGAATGCGCAAGCGGCGGCAGCTGCTACGGAAAAAGAGCTGGAAATGATAGATGCTGCTCTCATAAGGATGAAACGCAGCGGTCAGGGAAATACGGAAAGCTTCTTGAGCATGCAGCAGGCCGGCGAGGGGCTGAGAGAAAAGTATAACGCCCAGCTCGCAGCGCAATCAAAGGCACAGGCTGCTTATGACAGACAGCAGGCAAGTATAGCCGGCATGACTGCCGCGCGAGGAATATTGGCGGGGCAGCTTGCTGAAACACAGAAGTTTGAACAGCAAGCATCGGCAATTCAACGGGCGAAAGTTGCAGTAACCTCCTTTGGAAATTCCTTGCGCAAAGCGGGCGGGGCGTTTGGGTCGCTTATAAAGCGTGCAAAAACGTTCATGTCCCATATGATAAAGGCGCCCAAACTAATGGGGAATTTCGGCAGCCGAATGCGTGAGATCGCTTTCGGAGCGCTTCTGTTCAATGGGATTTCAGCAGCCTTGCGAAACTTTACAACTGGGCTGCAGAACGCCCTCCGCCAATCCGGCGCATTCGTGACGACCATGTCCAATCTGAAAGGCGCAGCCCTGAACGCCACGGCGCCGCTTGTATCAGCTCTTACGCCAGCGCTTACCGCTCTCGCGAATGCGGCAGCGGTGGCGCTTTCTTATCTTTCGAGGCTGTTCGCATTTTTCACAGGGAAAAGCATCTCCGGGCTGAAAGCTACGGCAAAAGCGATGGGCGGTGCGGCGAGCAGCGCAAAAGAGCTGAAAAACAACATGCTTGGAATCGATGAACTTAACGTGGTCGATTCTGGGGCTTCTGGCGGCGGCGGAGGCGGGCTGGGGAATATAGAACCCAATTATGGCTTTGAGGGGCAAAACGACTTTCTGGATACCTTGATGGCCGCGATAGAAAGCGGCGACTGGGCGGGGGCGGGTATCCTGCTTGCGGACAAGGTAAATAGCATGGTGGAAAGCGTGGATGCTTATTCGTGGGGGCAGAAGCTGGGCACGATACTGCAAAACGGCATTGTCTTCGGATATAGCTTCCTTACAACCTTCGACTGGAATGGACTCGGAGCCAAGCTGGCCGGGTTTGTTAACGGCCTTCTGGACAAGGTGGATGGCGCACAGCTTGGCGCACTCTTCGCGGCAAAATTCACAATTGCGATACGCACACTCGGCACATTTCTCGCGAACCTCGATTGGGCAACATTGGGCACACAGCTCAGCAGTTTTGCGATTGGATTTCTCTCGGCGCTTGCGGATTCGTTACAGTCCGTGGATTGGAGCGCCATTGGCACAGGTATAGCTACACTGTTGATGAACATCGACTGGGCCGGGGTGATCTCTGCGGTGTTTGAGGTCATAAAGGCCGCATTCCCTATTCTGTTGCCCGGACTGCTGGCTTTCATAGGAATGCATCTGGTAAAAATGATCGGCAGTTCGCTTTTGAGCATGTTGATTACATCCGCGGGGCAGAGCATTTCGACATTTTTCTCCACAATGCTTCCGACGGTTCTTTCTAACCTCGGCACTTGGCTCACGACGATTATTTCCTCTATCGGTCTTTGGCCGATTGCAATAGCGGGGCTGGTCGTGCTTTTCATCGCGGTGGTGAACCAGTTCGGCGATGCTATTCAAGCGAAATTGCAAGAGGTGGACGCGTGGCTTCAAGGCATTTTCACGCGGGATTGGAGCGAGACTTTCGGCATCCTGGGCAATCTGCTGAATGCGTTTTTTTCGAACGTAAAAAACATATGGGATAGCATCAAGTTGGTATTCGATGGCATCATCGACTTTATCCGCGGCGTATTCACAGGAGATTGGGAGCGTGCATGGAAAGGTGTTAAGGAAATCTTTGCCGGTATCTTCGGCGCCCTAAAGGCGGTTGCGCTCGCGCCAATCAATGCGATTATCGGTATTCTAAACGGTCTAATCGACTCCATCAACTGGGTCATTGAGAAGGTCAACGGCATATCGTTCACAAACCCGTTTACGGGGAACACGGTAGGCTTTAACTTCCCGAGTATCGGAAAAATCCCCTACCTGGCCCAGGGCGCGGTCATTCCGCCAAACCGGGAGTTTATGGCGGTCCTGGGCGATCAGACGTCCGGCCGAAACCTTGAAGCTCCGGAAGATTTGATTCGCCAGATTGTACGGGAGGAAAGCTCAGGTGCGCCAATGTCTCTTGAGGTGGAGCAGCCCATCCAACTCCTGCTTGATGGAGAAGTGATTTATCGGACTGTAACGCGCATCAAAGCGAACCGCGGCGCGGCGGTGAGCAGCAAATTTGCAGAAGAATATTAAAAGGGCGGGTGAGAAAATGGCAAGCGGAGCAGGATATATCTATCTTGGTGCATCATCTGATACCAGCAGAACAAGCTACGCGATTGCTCTACCGTATCCGGATTTGGATAAAGCGGCTTTTGAAACGTCCCGCATGGTGGACAGCGCACGCAATGCAAACGGCGAAGTGGTGGGGCGGCAGGTAGGCCGCAGCGTACATAAGCAAAACCTGGCTTGGTCCAAAATGGACAAGGAAAAATGGTGGGAAATGAACCGATGGTTTGACGATGGGCATTTTACTTTCTACTGCCACTACTTCAACCACAACTTCGGCCGCTGGGAAACGCGGCTTTTTTATTTGGGCGACGTGAAAACAAACCCTTATCTGGTCGACCCCGTAAGTGGGGAACCGGCATACTACCTTAACGCGTCGTTCAATGTCATTGACTGCGGGGTGGTGTGATGCAGCAAACATCATCTTTGTATCAGGCGGCGGTGCAGGAGCAGATTGCGCCGCAAGGATACATCCGCATCACCTTCGGTCTGACGGACACCGACGCGGCCGCGACCTGCGCGCCGCCGGAAACGGCGCCAGGCACATTCTACTCGCGCCCAGACACGATGCTGCTGGAGGACGGCACGCCGCGTGCAACCTACGCCACCTTTGAGCCGGGGCGCATGCTTGCCGACGGCTCGCAGTTGATCCCGCCCAAGCCCGGCTCCGCCGACCTGCGGCCCGAGGGGTTTGTGTCTGCGGCACTTTGCGGCGCGGACGGAGCTTTTACGCCAGCGGACGTGCCGGGCATGGTGCTGACGTTTTCCAAAACGCACACCGTGCCCGGTTTAACATTCACATTTGACCCGACCTGCGGGGACTGGCCCGAGGAAATGCACCTGACGGCCAGCCGGGAGGGAGCCGTATTTTTCACGGCGGATTACACGCCGGACACGGCCGTATACACCACGCCCGACGCCATCGAGCGCTTTGACGCGCTGGCGTTCACATTCCCGCGCATGACAAGGCCGTACCGCCGCATGCGGCTGCAGCAGCTGATGTTCGGCTTCGGTCTTGTGTTCGACAACAAGCTGGTACAGAATGCAACGCACAAACTGGATGTAGACCCCATTTCCCGCCGCCTGCCCACAAATTCGTTTGATTTTACGATCGTCAACATCAACACGCTGACGGGCACAGGCGGTCAATATCTCTACGATCCGGACAACGCCTCCGGCATCTACAAGTACATCTCCGAACAAAACCCGGTGAAGGTGGAGTACGGCCAGTACCTTGCCGGGGGCATGACGTGGAAAGACGTTGCGGCGAACACTTGGGCGGAGCTGGAACTGAACGGCTGGCGCGAAGTGTACGAGGGCGGTGTGACGGAATGGGTGCCCGGCGGGCGGTACTACCTGACGGGCCAGCCCACAGTGGACGGGCTGTCGGCCAGTTTTAAGGCGCAGGACGCGCTTTCGGGGCTAGACGACACTTACTATAAAGGGGTATATGCTCCGGCCGGGCGCACCCTATACCAGCTTGCGCTGGATGTGCTGGAGGACAGCGGCCTTGCACCGTTCAGCGGCACCGCGCCGCCCTGGAAACTGTGGGAGGGGCTTGCAGACTTTATGACCACCGCGCCCCTGCCTGTGAAAAAGCACAAGGAGCTGCTGCAGCTCATCGCTCACGCGTCGTGCTGCGTGCTGTACACCGACCGGGAAGGGTATATTCGCATTGAGCCGGCCAACGACGTGCAGGACAATTTTAAATTGGATTTCCACACGATGCTGGCACGGCCCAAGGTGAGCCAGATCCCCACGCTGTGGGCCGTGGAGTGCCCGGCATATACTTACGCGCCGGAAACTGCGGCCAGCGAGCTGCATAAGGAAAGCTATACCGTAAACGGTACGCTGGAGCTGCACCTGACCTTTTCGCAGGCGGCGGACGTGACGGTGGATGTGACGGGGGCCACGGTGGCCGCAAAGGCCGTTTTTGCGGCTGCGGCGGATTTGACGCTTGCCGGGAGCGGCGAGGCCGTTGTGACGGTCACAGGGCGCAAGCTGGAAAGCAGCGCCCGCACCGTGATGGCGCCCGTGGAAAAACCGGACGAAAACGGCAGCGTGGAGACGCTGGACAACCCCCTCGTCACCGACGCCGTGCACGCGCTGGCGGTGGCCGAGTGGGTGCGTGACTGGCTGCTGCTGCGCAATACCTACGAATTTGAGTATCGGGGCAGCCCGGAGCTGGACCCCGGAGACCTGATCTGGCTGGAAAGCCAGTTCGCGCCTTTCGCCGCGCCGGCGCGCGTGCTCAAAAATGAACTGGCGTTCGACGGCGGGCTGAAAGGAAAAATGATTGCAAAAAGGATGGTGGACGAAGAATGAGACGCAGCAAATTCTACAACATGCGCCTGCCGGAGCGCGGCGCACGGGAGGGCGAGGCAAACGATGCGGCCGACATCGAGGACCTGACCTATGACCTCGGCATCATAGACGCTGAGATGGAGCGCCAGCGGCTGGAAGATGTGCGGCTGGAAAAGGATAAGGCCACAAAGCTGGAAATGTCGCAGCACAAATCCGCCGCCGTGCTGGACCACCCGGACGGCAGCGTCACGGACGCAAAGCTCGGTCAGCGCACGGTACTGACGACCAGCGGCCCGCTGCAAACGCTGCTGACGGCAATCGGCAACGCGATCAAGGCTGTCAGCGGCGCGGACACATGGAATGGCACGCCCGCCACCACGCTGACAGCGGCAAAGGCGCATATGGACGGTAAAAGTAATCCGCACGGTGTGACAAAGGCACAGGTTGGGCTTGGTAATGTGCCGAATGTCGCCACCAACGACCAGACGCCCACTTATACCGCCGCGTCTGCGCCGGCGGCGCTGGCCAGTGGTGAAAAACTCTCTGTTGCCTTTGGAAAGCTTGCGGCGGGAGTGTCGTCCCTCATCGCACATCTAGCGGACGGTGTGAAGCATATCACCGCCGCCGAACGCACGAAATGGAACGGGGCCGTCGACGCCCAGCACAGCCATACCAATAAGGCTTTGCTGGATACCTACACGCAGACCGAGGCAAACCTGGCATCGGCGGTCAGTTCAAAGCACAGTCATTCCAACAAAAGCGTGCTGGACGGAATCACGTCTACGCTGATATCCACTTGGGACAGCGTATCGTCCAAGCTGCCGCTGGCGGGCGGTACGTTGACGGGCTTTCTGACGCTGCATGCTGCGCCAACGGACAACATGCACGCCGTCACAAAGAAGTATGTAGACGACAAAATGGCGGCTTCTGGTAGCGGTGATATGACGAAGGCTGTATATGACACCAATGAAGATGGAGTAGTGGATAAAGCTGAGGCCGTTCCATGGTCGGGCGTGACGGGGAAACCATCGACGTTCCCACCGTCAACGCACACGCATACGCCGGAAAGCATTGGCGCGTTGGACAAGGAAACGTATGATGCTGACGGAGACGGCGTGATCGACACAGCGGCAAGTCTGGAAGGGGAGACGTTCTGATGCCTATTGTGGTATACGTAGACAAATATAATGGTCCGCCTTATAGCATTCGGTTGGGAACATGCGGGAGCGTCGGAATTGAAGTCCTGGAATTTAGATTTTCTCCCGAATGGGATGGCTTACAGAAACGCATCACCTTTTATGCGAATATTGGCGAACTTGCGGCACCTTTCTTAATTCCAGACAGCGGCATCTTGCCGTTGCCTGCACAGGCAACAGTTAAAGCGGGCCGTTATGAGGCAGTAATTGATGGATGCGGCACTGATAGTCGAGTGATATTCAGTACAAGCATTATGTGCGAAGTGCTTTTTCATGCCCCGGCGGGGACTTCACCACCGCCGGAATACACGCCTGACGAATACCAGCAGTTTATTTCTGCGGTTCATGGCGACCGCCAGCGTGCAGAGGATGCCGCGGCTTTGGCGGGTGAGTGCGCTGAACAAGCAGAAGATGCGAAAGATGGTGCCGAGACAGCCGCCATGCGGTACCCGGAACCACGAAACGGTACTTGGTGGGTATATGACCCACTTGAAGGAAAATACGTTGATACACGCCAGCCAGCCACTGGAGAAGGGGGCGAGCTGGAGGAAGCGTCAAACGAGGACATCGACAATATTTTTAGGGACCTTGTGGTCCAGAAAAGGAGTTTTTAATTATGGCTACAAAATGGGTATCTCTTGACAAACTGCGTTATGCGATCAGTAAAATACACACGCTGCTGCAAGGGAAAGTTGACAAGGTCGATGGAAAAGGTCTGTCCGCCAACGATCTGACCGCTGCGCTCAAGGGAAACTACGACGCAGCGTACACGCACAGTCAGACGGCTCACGCACCGGCAGCTGCGGAGAAGAATATTATCGTTGGTGTTCAGGTCAACGGCAGCGATCTCGCGCCGGACGGTTCTCGCAAGGTGAACGTTCGCGTACCGACCGGAGCGCTGGCTGGCAAAAGCCAGGTCTCTGAGACGGATCTCGACGACGCACTGAAAGAAAAGGTCAATTCTGCCAGCGAGGGAAATCACTCACACGCGAACAAAACCGTACTGGACCAGATCGAGCAGGCCGACCTGGATAAGCTCGACGGGGTCGCTGCGGGCGCGAACAAATATGTACATCCCACGAGCTCCGGCAGCAAGCACATTCCAACGGGCGGCGCGTCCGGACAGATCCTCCGCTGGTCTGCCGACGGCACGGCGGTGTGGGGCGCGGATAACGACACCAAATACACCGATATGTCCGGCGCGTCGGCTTCTGCAGCGGGCAAAGCCGGTCTTGTTCCTGCTCCGGCTGCGGGCGGCCAGGCAAAATATCTGCGCGGCGACGGCACATGGCAGACGCCTCCTGACACTAAATACAGTCCGGCTACGCAGTCCGTCAACGGCCTCATGTCGGCGGCGGATAAGACGAAGCTTGACGGATTCGGCACAGCTTCTTCCTACGCGCTCAAGAGCGATATTACCCAGATGTACCGTTACAAGGGTTCTGTCGCAGATGCTTCAAAGCTGCCTGCCTCCGGTCAGGTGGCGGGCGACGTCTATGATATCCAGGCTGCGTCCTCCTATGGCACTGCCGGCACGAACGTTGCGTGGAACGGCACAGCCTGGGATGCGCTCGGCGGTGCGTTCACGATCGAAGAATGCACCAACGCTGAGATCGACCAGATATTCACCGACCTTGCCGCTGGATGAGGTGACGTTGTATGAAATGGGTATCTCTTCAGCGGTTGAGCTACGCATTGTCGAAAATAGAGTCCCGCTATGCGCTGCGCTCTCATTCCCACGCTGCTGCCACTACTGACGCCGCCGGTTTTATGTCAGCGGCGGATAAGGTGAAGATCAACGGTATTTCCAGCGGGGCCAATAAGTACACGCACCCATCCTACACACAAAGGCCGTCCGGCCTGTACAAAGTCACGGTCGATACATATGGGCATGTGAGCGCGGCGGCAGCGGTTGTAAAGGCTGACATCACAGCTCTCGGTATCCCTGGTACAAACACCACCTACGGCGTGGCTACGCAGTCCGCCAACGGCCTCATGTCGGCCGCTGACAAAACAAAATTAGATGGGATGCCGGTCTCCGGCGTCTATGGAGAGGAGTTTTGATTTATGGCCAAGTGGTCTTTTTTGCCTTGGAGGCAGTCTTCTGCCTCCAAATACCGGCCTGATACGCTTAATTTTGGTTGCATCAGCACTTCAAAGTCTGGCGAGTTTTCTGTTGGCGACGCCAACAACAAGGCTGTACCCGTCATGCCCGTCGGATGCGTGATCCCGTTCGCGGGCGCCGCCGCTCCCACTGGCTGGCTGCTCTGCCAGGGCCAGGCAGTCTCCCGCACTACCTATGCGCAGCTCTTTTCCGTCATCGGAACGACCTACGGCTCCGGCGATGGTTCCACCACTTTCAACCTCCCGGACATGCGCGGTAGGGTGGCGGTAGGTTCCGATGCTAATTTAGGGGTGGCTGCCGGCGAGAAAAGAA